ATGTTCAATAGCTTTATCTTTCTCTACTGAATCATCCATGTTCTCCGATATGTAAGTCTCTAAAGGGTCTAGCTTTTCAGCTAGCCCTTTGATGAGATGATACTTTTTACTCTTGATGTATTGTTCTGCTTCTCTAATGATACTCATACTCCACACGAGCCTCCGTTACCACTGATGTCACATATGTCGTGAGTCTCTACGTGTTCATCAAACTCCTTACCTAATTTCTCAACTGCTTCACTGTAAGGTACAGACGTAAGCGGCTGACCACCTCGACTACCATCAGGGTAACACGTGAACCCTCGTAGTCTATGAGCGTAACTCGCTAACGTATTAGCGAAAGCCTCTACTGTATCCTCATTATTAAGTTTACTACCCCACGCAGGAAGATTAATTGTAGAACTAATACTCATGTCTACGTAGTCTTGCACGTCAGCTTGAAACTTAATCCTTCTCTCGTAGTCAGACGCTAAGTCTAACGCACTCTCGACATCCTCTGGGTCAGTACCGTACAGATCAATGAGTTCTTGAGCTGCACTATCTACGACATACTGATACACCCAACGTGTATTACCTTTTAAATATCTCCTCTTATATGCCACAGCAAAGATAGGCTCAATGCCTGTTGAAGTACCAGCCAGTATTCCTATAGATCCTGTAGGTGCAATAGCTCTATTAGCTACTGGTCTCGTAACGGATAACTTATCTGCAAACTCTTTAGATATTTTATCTGACTCTCCCTTGTATACGGATAGCCACTGGTGAAGTTCGGGTGACACCTCATATTTATATCCTTTTTTTATGAGCCACTCGTGTACACCCATGAAGCCTAGACCTAGCCTACGGTTCTTAGCTCTCACTTGATAGACCTTATCGTAAGGTAGCTGTGCCTTTAACGTCCCACAGATAAGGAACATAGTGGCTAATCGTACTACATCTTTTAGTTCTGAGATTGTTTCTATGCGTCCAAAGTTTAGTGACCCTAAGTTACACACGTCACTATCATCTTCTGATGTTACCTCAGTACACGCATTACGTAGTGTCTCATTCTCTTTATCGAAAAAGTTAAACGAGAAGCCCGGCTCTGCTGTCTTCATAGCTTGCTTGATGTTCTCTTGAAACACTGGGCCTACTTCACCTGTCTCGTAGTAGTTAAGTAACCAAGCAGTGTCGTAGTTAACTGACACATTGGTCATGTCAAGGGGTGCAGCAAAGTTAAAATCTTCTTGCTTTATATCCCAGAGGGTTTTACCCGTGCTACCTACAGGCATTGATGCCCAATCTTTAGCTACCAAGAACTTAGTAATGTCTGCGTGTTGCCAGTTAAGACTAGCATAGATAGCTGAACGTCTACTGCCACCTTGCATTACTCTTCTACCAATCTCATTTATCATGTTCATCTTAGGGATAGGACCAGATGCTTCGCCACCTGTCCTCTTTATTGGTGTGCCTTCTCCTCTGTATACTGAGTAGTCAATACCTATACCACCACCTGTCATCAGACAACTCTCTGACTTCCAAGATAGGTTAGCCCAATCCTCTCGTGTATCTTCTTCAGCCTTGAGTAGGTAACAGTTGTTAAAGAACTTGTTAAGTCTACCTGCGTAGTACAAGTACCTACCACCCGGTATAAACTTCATGTCTCGTATGTATTCTTCTAACTGTTGTCTATCTTCTTTACTGAAGTACATATCTGTGCCACCACTCTGAATAGGTGAGACACATACGTCCTCAACTAATGTGTGAGCTAAGGCCGCCCAAGTTTCAGCGTTGTCGTGTCTATACTTGTGGTTAAATATATCTTCAGAGAATTTAGATCTGAACATAGGATTAAGATTGGATCGGTACTGCATTATCTGTTGTCTCCACTGCCTTTGATTTTACCTTGTCTCTTACGATTGTTTAGCTTGTCCATGTTGACTTCTACAACTTCCTTAAGAGAACTCTTATACGCATTAGCTATAGCTGTAGCGTAGAACACTACGTCACCTAACTCTTTAATCATGTCACCCTTAGACACAGACTTAGAATCACGTATAGTCTTTTGCATCTTACCTGCAACCTCACCTGCCTCACTCATCAAACCGAATAAGTTTTCATACAGGCGTTGATCTGGTGGTGTAATGATCATACCCTCTACCCAATCACTATAGGCAGTGAACTGATCTGTTGTATCATTTATATCTAACTTACTATCAAAGTATCCCATGTTTTTTAAATCCCCTTGTGCTATCATCGTGTTACCTTTCTTGTATTTTTATACTGCTTATGTGTACATCATCTATATCAAAGAAGACATTCTCTACTAATTCTCTTACATCTTGTTCGTGACCACCCTCATACAAAGATAGTATGTTAGCTTCGTTATCTATTGATACTCTAAACGTTACACTAAAGGATTTCATAGGACATCCTTACCCTCTAGTACATTGATACGCATCTCTGCATAACGTCTTATCTTCTCTAAGTCTATGATCTCTGACTCTACTGTAGTCATACCTTCGTATAGCTTATGTCCTGCCCTACTAGCGTACTTAATTATGTTACCTACCTCAAAAGAAAATCCGTTCTGCATAATAAAAGTTACTGGTTCTATAGCGTAACGAGTATAGTGAGAGGGTTCTTTTATTATATCCTCTTTAGATATATGTCTAGTGCCTGTTAGGTATGCTGGTGTAGTCATTAGTCTTTCCTCTCAGTCTTTAATACTATTCGTTCAACTGTTATTAGTTTGCCTTTTTCTTTTAGCCATGACTCAGGTACTACCCTGTGTGCATACTTAAAATCATTCTTCTCACACCAATCGGTGTACGTGCTTTTAGATCCTTTGTAAAGCTTTGCTTTAGCATTACTGAATACAAATCTAATGTCTAACTCTGGATGCTGTTGTCTTATACAAGTATGCTTATGTCTATCTTCAGAATCGAAGATACCTTTGGTTTCACATATGATACCGTTATCAAGTAAGAAGTCTGGGGTATAAGTACGATACCTCAAGTCTTCCCACTCAATCTTTAGTAACTCATACCTAACCTTAGTTTGGTTATCCTTTAGGTACGCAGCAACCTGTTTCTCTAGGCCGCTACGATACCTGTATGCACTGTGCCTACGCGTCTTTGCCATTAGATTTCGCAGTTAAAGCATCTCTTAAGTCACCTAGTTTTACTGATCCTTCTTTTTGTAGAGCCATTAGTACTTCATCAAACAGCTTTATAGCGTTCTGATTAATTGATACTCCATGCACTAAACTTTTTTGATCGTCAGTTAAGTCGTCCTCTTCGTGTTCCATATTATCTAATGTAAATTTTGTCATGCCGCTTCCTTTGCTATGTGTACGTAGTCTACTATTGGTTTCTCTTTAGCCTTTGATACTAACGAGGGTATCGTTTGTAGAGTAGGCCAACACTTATGTTTGTATGAACAGAAGCCACACTCAATCGTAAGCTTCTTGTTACCTGTTCTTGCTTTGTAAAAGGTTTCATTGACTGCTTCGTAGCAACGCTCAAAGGGTTCATCATTCTCTAAGTAATTGTACGTGTCAGTAATGTCATTGAGTACTTCTTCTGAGTCTATAGATGAGGCGTTGACATACTTGAACTGACCTGTCCCTTTGTTAACTACCCACCAACCACCAACATCTTTGTCTGCTCCTTTAGCGTAGCCTACAAGCTGTGGTATGTAGCCGAAGCTGTCACCTTGCTTGAGGGTTTCTAAGTTAACAAACTTATTGTTGTATGACCAAGGTGACGCAGACTTTATGTCGTCTACCTTACCATCTAAGATTAGATCGTACTCTCCTTTTATAGTTTTGTTATCACCTAAGTCTAAGGTGATGTTACCGTTGTCTTCAAACTGTACACCAGAAGCCCTAAGAAGACCCTTAAAGACAGCCTCCACTATGTCACCTAACAACATGTTCATTAAGAAGTGAGGTGGGAATGGAGTCTTATCTGCAGGGTCATTCTTCTCGAACCAAAGCTGACACTTAGGACGCCCTACGTTGGACATCCTAAGTCTGAACTCGCCTCTAGGCTTACTGTTGAACTGCTTGTCTAACGCATTGCCTACATCTGTAGCGACTTGATCTGTTATCTCCTTAGATACAGAAGCCTCTCCAGCCATAGCCTTTGCTAAGAAAGAATAGACAGATAGTTCAGCAGGGTGTTCCATTATACAGCCGCCCCCTCTACGCTAACAAAGTCTGTATCAGTCATAGTCTCAGATATAATCTTTGACATTGCAGGGTCAACTGAGCCACCTGTATTTTTAGATGACCACTGGTCAAGTACATAACCGTTAGACCAAGTGATCCACTCAAAGAATCCTCTGAGTACATCGTTATCTGATTCAGCAATCTCTATCTTGTCACCTAAACCTACAATCATAGATGAGTAAGTATTACCTGTCGGTAATGTATGCTGGTCAGCAGAAAGATCTAGCGTGTATTGTATAGGCAGTGCATTCTTTCTTTGTATTGCCTTCACTGCACCATCTAATGCTTTGATACTATCCCTATTCTTTACATCTAAGATAAAGGGTACATCAGTACCTACATCAGAAAGAGATGCACCTGATTCGTCTACTGCATCTAGAAGAGTAACCGTACCAAATACTACCTTAGTTCTTTTGACTTGCCTCATTAGTTCTTTAGTAGCTTGAGGTAAGCTCTCCCAATCTTCTACATAACCTGAAGGTCTTCCTATGTTGAAGCCCCCTGTGTTATCTTTGAGGTCACCCTTAAGATCAACAGATAGTACTGTCTTCTGCATCTGACTGCTGTCACTATCCCAACGTGTCCACTGCTGACGCATGGCGAACACTCTAATTTGTGGGTTAGTACTGTAAGCAATCTTACCGTTGCCTAAGTCTAGCTTGTATGCACCAGATGGTATGACTTCTGTCTTGATAGTCTTACCACCTACATCCATCGACCCCATGATACCTGAGTGTATCTGTGTCATCCTCGCTAGGCTTGAGGATTTCTTACCACCTTCACCAACGGACACGCCCATCATTTCTGACATCGACATACCATTCTCTGTGGCTACTGTTAATTCTGTTTTCATATCTATACCTTTCAAGAGTTAAGAACTTATAGTTTTACTACACTACGTCTAATGTGTCAAGCCAGTTGTCACCAATTTTTGCTTCTAGTAGCATTGGTACACACATCTCAATACCGTAGGCTTCATGTATAATATTATCTAAGTCTTTATTTAAGTCATCTATTATTTGTAGTACGTATTTTGTTTCGTCTGGATGTACATCAACTACTGCTGAGTCGTGTACTGTGTTGACTAAGCACGACTGTAGTAGCCGTAGTCTTTCTTCTAGTTCCATTACTACAACAGGTACGATGTCTGCTGTAGCTAATCCTTGCACTGGGTAGTTCTTAATCATAGTGAAGTGACTAACCTTACCCTTTGGTCTTCTCTCTACATGAGGGAAAGCATACTGCCTACCCGATACATTAGTTATCTTCTTAGTTGCTAGTGCTTCTTTAGCTAGAGACTTATGCCACGTAGATATGCCAGAGTACTTGTCGTTGAAGTGTGTGTAGTATGCCGCCTCTGCTCTGCTCCTACCCCAACCACTAGCCCCGAAGAGAGGGGCAAAGGTGTGAGCCTTAGCTTCTTGTCGTGATGTCTTCTGACCTGCATCACTGATAACCTTAGCTGTATAACTATGCACATCAAACCCTGTGTTGATCTCATCAATAGCTGTTTTGTCTCCTGACAAATGTGCAGCAACCCTGAACTCAAGCTGTGCGAAGTCAGCCTCTAGTATGTGACCACCATCCCATCTTGATACAAACACTTTCTTTACAGGGAATGTATTACCTCTAGGCATGTTCTGCATGTTCGGGTTACGTCCACTGAACCTACCCGTAGCTGATACGTGTTGGGTAAGTCCAACGTGAAGTAAACCATCAGGCTTAGTGAAGATACTGATACCCTCTACGAATGTAGATAGGTACGATGTCAAAGCTGATAGTCTCTTTACATCTTGTATGAATGATACAGCACCACTCATGTTGTTGTTACGTGCCGTACTAATCAGTACGTCTAAGCTATCCTTGCCTGTCTTGAAACCGTTAGCGTTGACCCATGACTTGTCTCTAGGTGACAACTTGAAGCCAGCTACAACACCTGTGCTGTTGAGTAGGTAACCCTTAGCGTCACAGTTAGTACAACCACTAGGCTTCTTAAAGTCTTTACCATCTTTCTTAGTTTTAAATACTTTACCCTTACCTCTACAAGTTAAACATATACTAGCCTTAGTCTTACTTATGATACTACTGTAAGTATTTAGTGTATCTTTAAACTCTTCAGGTGAGACTGATTCAAATGTAGTCACCCAAGTTTTCTTATCAAGGGGGGTGCGACTAAATAGCACCTTAGACATCTGCTCACCACTGTTGAGATTGATTGGTGTGTCACCCATTAGCTCATGTACTGTGCGGTTAAGTCGTGTCTCTATCTGTGCTTTCTCTTCTTCAAACTCTTTACGCACATCGTTGAGTACATCAGTGTCGATCTTGATACCTGTCATGTACATACGAGTCAGTGTCTTACATACCTTGAAGGTAATGTCTCTGATGTTGTGTAAGCTCTCACTCTCTGCTGTGTTGTAGTCTTTCTCTATGCTGTGGTATAATGACGCAGTGGCATTTAGATCACACTCTAGATAGAAGCTGAGTTCTTTGAGGGGTATCTCATTAGTGTTGTACCCGTCCTTGAAGTACGCCTTGAGTGTGTCATCCTTCTGATGTTCTAACTCTCGATACTCAACACAAGCGGCAAGACTTAGTGGTCTCTTCTGACCACGTAATAGTATGTACTCAGCTAACATCGTGTCATATATGTCACCATCATACTTGAAACCACTAGCCCACAGCCACATCAAGTCATGCTGTGCGTTGTGCATAACTAACAGTGTAGCTCTATCTAGTATAGCCTGTAGCTGTCGTGATCTGTCACCCGATATGTCTTGGTACTCAACGTGATCAAACGTCATGATGTACTTCTCATCAGGGTTGTCTAAGTTCTGTACCCCTACCTGTGTTAATGTATTAGTAGGTTCAAAGGGATCTAGATGTGTCTTACCTCCTCGTTTAGTTACTGTGTTCTCTACGTCTAGTACCAGTCTCATTATTAGAATAACTCCTTTTGTATAGGGGGATCTAAAAGATAACCATCCCATCCCCATTGTGATTTTAAATACTTTATAACTTCTTTAAAGTCTTCATCTGGATATGAACTCCTACCTAAGTTGGCAAGCCTTGAACATATAACAACAGAACCTTTTGTGTAGTCCGTTTCTAATCTATCTACACTCATAGATAAAGGATGAAAGGATTCCATTATCCATGCAGGATTTAACTCAACATCAAACCAATGGCACTTGCAGTTTTGTACATCATAAAACATATGCATCAAGTACTCTGCTGTAAGATTAACTTCCTTTGTGTTTACCCTACCGTAATCAAGTGAACTATCTACACGAGTAGGTGAAGGTCTCGTTGCATTTGTAATAACATTTTTAAGAAGCTTCTTGAAGGGTTCTATCCTATCCATTATTAGTATCCTTTTATGCTGAGTATCTAGCTGTGTCACCATCTAACTCAACTGTTACTCTACCGTGCCACCCACCTTGTAACTTATTCTTAGAAACAATCAAGTGTCTCTCAGGATCTTTCTCTCCACTGTCGAAGTCATCCCTGTTCTTACTGATGAGTATCATTAGGTCTGTCTCTGCCGCCTTGCCTGTCTTACTACCCTCAAGCATTGACTGGTCTACGTTGACTACATTCTGTGCTGATGCTGATAGCTGAGACATATAGAAGATAGCACAGCCGTACTGTTTAGCTATGTTACGTGCATAGATTGCCGCATCCTTTAAGTACACATCAGACTTGTCACTAGTACGTTGGGCAAACTTATCACCCATGTCTAGTACAACTATGTCTGGCTTGTACCCTTTGATGACAGCCTCGACCCACTCCATAGTCTTACCTGTTGTGTCCTTCAAGACTAACTGTTGGAGTACAGGGTTGTACTTTTGTGCCGCCTTCAATGGGTTAGCTACTATCTGTTTGCTTGTCATACCTGTTGCCGCATTCATGTATCGCTCACCTACCCTGTCGTAAGATTCCTCATTGACTAGCACCATACACTTAGCACCTTGATTAGCGAACCCATTCTCTGAGGCTATGAGTGAGGCGTGGAAGGATGTCTTACCTGTATTAGGTCTAGCACCTACCATGATCAAGTGACCACCACTCACGCCCTCTATCCTACGAGCAAGGCTAGGGATATTAAACTTCCACTGTGCTTGTGTCTTACCTAGCTTCAGTAGTGTGTCCATACTTATGTCATCCCAGTCTACCTTTAAGTTAGGCATGAAGTCATCTTGATAGCTAGAGATTATGTTACGTAACGCTTCCATGCTGTGCAACTTACCGTTGACGTAATCAATACCTATGTTAGCTACCTCTTCACCTACTACCCTCTGGAATAACTTGGACAACACATCGGAAGCTACGTCCTTACTTAAGGCTGTCTCTCTGTCTATCTTCTTGAACAGATCTCTGAAGACTTCCTTGTTAGCTGTAGTAAGTGTGCCGTTGTTAGCGAAGAACAAAGCCTCAAGTGTAGCTGGTGTAACTGATTGCTCATACTTTTCCATAGCGTACTCTAGTGTCTGCTTTATCTTACGTAAATCTTTAGTGAATAACTTATCGGGAAACCTTATACCCTTATGGTCTTCATAGAAATCCTTATCCATCATAGTTTTTATTAGTGCAAGTTCATGCATCATGTTGTGTACTCCTTCAATTTTATTAAGTCCTCTTCTGTTTTATATTTTATGTCGTCTTGTAGCATCATTGCCATAGTCTCAATCCCTGTCCACGATTGTATTTCTTTTCGATACTCAATA